TTAAGATCCGAATATTTTATTGATATCATCTGCCGCTTTTTCTCGCATTTCATCGGTGTAATGGATATATACTCTTTCAACGGTAGTGATGGTATCGCCGAGAAGGCTAGCTACCGTCTTGATATCCATACCGGAAGATAAGAGCCTGGTGGCGTAGGTATGGCGGAAGTCGTGCATGGTGTGATTTGGTAAGATCTTCCTCACGATGGCTGTGAGCATTTCACCGTGTCGGTATCGCGTGAGTCGACCATGGAAGTACAAGATGCGATGCTCGCGGTATTCATCCAAGGCACGAAGGAGGCAGGGAGGAGCAGGGACTGTGCGGCAGGAGTTCTTCGATTTCATCCTACGGATACCGAGCTCATTCTTCCCGACACGGGAGAGCTGCTTATTGAATGTGATTTGATGGGACTTGAAATCGATATCCCCCATAGTGAGAGCCAGCACTTCCCCGACACGGGCGCCGGTGTATGCGGCAATGTACATGAGGATCCATAGTTCCAGGTTCCGCGCATGCAAGGTATCTAAGAGATGGGAAATTTCCTCATTCGTCATAGTCCGCAGCCGTGCTCCCCCCGCAGTGTCCATGCGTGGCTTATAGATAAGGTCTGCGATAGGGGATACTCCGATGACACGATAACGAACCGCTTCCCGAAAGAGATGCTTCATATACCGTGCCCAGCTTACCTTTGTACGTTCGCCGTATGGGAGAGTTTGGAGTCTCGTAAACATATCCGCATATGTGATATCTGTCATGGGCCTATCCAGAAGAGGACCGGCGATATCAGCCAGCCACTCATAGATAAGCAGCGTATTCGGAGCTAACTCTTTCCGCCATGAGATATAGAGCATAGAAAACTCACGAAGCGTCATCCCCTCGTTCATGGGATCGATATCACCGATCTTCTTTACTTCTGCCAGCAGCTTCTCCTTCTCCTTATCAGAAGCTGCCTGAGAGCGCAGGGCATAGCCGCCTTTAGACTTCTGCTTCCACTTCCCATCCCGATCCCGGTAGGAGAGAATCAGCTGGTAGCTCGCCCCGCCATTCGTCTTCGCCCGCTTGCGGATGATAAATTTGTAATTCAGCTCCATTAGAAAAACCTCCGTTCATTGGAATGGAAACAGAGGCGGTACATGGTATAATACAGTTGTAATCCGCCTCATTGCATGGGACATTACACGCCAACGGGAGACTGCCATCTCCATCGGCACAGCCGTATCCATACGAATGTATGGGTACGGCTTTTTAACATGGAAGAGGAGTTTCGTTATAATCGTGATGTCGGAATAACCTACTGGGAGACCGCACGCGGAACCCGACGGCTAGTATAACGTCAAGGCTATACAAGGCAACCGGTTTATCAGAATTTGCAATATTCATAAAATGAATATTTCTTTTTTCATCTTATTATTGATTTGGCTTATTCAAAAGTTTTTTCTGCTCACTTTCGATCTGCTTGATACTTTTATCAGGAGTCGGTAAATCCTCTGGCATAGTACCGCCGAGTTCTTTGATCGTTTCGCGAACCTTCTTGCCGACAGCAAAGTGAGTTGTATTAGCTGCAGCTTTCCCTTTCACATGGTCACGGCGCAGCTTCTCGTCGGTCTGCGTGGCACGGAAGAGGTTAGCCGCCAATTCCGTACTGCCCATATGGTCAAGGATAGCCTGCCCTTTCTTCAACCCTTTACGCTTAGCGATATCCTGCGCCTTGAGACCACCATACAGCCCCATATATCCATAGTTTTGAAATATAGCATAGTCACGAGAGGTCTCTACCCCTGCATCGTGAGCAGCATCAGCGAGAGATTTGTTGTGATGCTTCAGCTCACCACGAATAGCCAGTCGCTTCTGCTCTTCTGATAGCCTTTCGAAATTCTCTGAAAGTTCCTGCTGGCGAGTTTTCACAGCGAAATAAGTCTGTGCCAATGCAACAGCCTCTTTTCTTGGATCGCCATTCATAGCAATAAGATAGCAGGCATAACGGGAAAGATGATAATCATCTAATCGTCGTTTAGCAGAACTGCCAATGTTAACCATTTCGTGCACGTGCACGAAATGGTCACGAACATCGTTTTTACTAGCAATACATGCATCTATTGCCTTATCTATTACTTTAGAGAAAAATCTGTATTCGCCATACTGAAGAACTTTTAATAATTCTCTCGCAGTCCAATATTCCATGCCATACTCATTGATATGTTTAATAGATTCAAAGAGAGATTCATTTATTGCGTTGATATCTTTAACCATGATAATCTCCTTCCTAACTTGCGATGTGAAGAAAATTCACATTGCTTTTCTCGTGCATTCAACTATAGCAAAAGTGCTGTTTTTGCTATAGCAATGCAATCAACTATAGCAAAACCCTCCAGAATGCAAAACACGGCACTAAAAACGCAAAACGTGAAATTTTACTGTTTGATCAGCGAATACTTCGCGACTGCTATAACTATATTGAAATATCTTCTAATTTAGTTATATATTTATGTTTCAAACCAGTAATATCACGGACAAAGCTTTCCACGGAAGGAGAAATATTCTCTGACAAGAAGGCCAAGGAACTATCAATCCCCTCGTAATTCACTTGGTACACATGATTTTGGCCGAAGAAGACAGCGATACAAATTAGTGCAGCTAGAATATCATCCTGGCCATAAGTGTAAATAGCACCGGGGCCTGATATTGGGAGATTAAGCTGTTTGTGAATATCCAGTTGGGGAATTGTAGCAACACGCGTAGAACGCTGGTCAATCTTGTGCGTGTATAATCGGTTATTGTGAGCACATTTATTTCGGATATCTGTTAAATAATAGAGTATAGAGCTAAGTGTTTTTGGAGCCAGTTTTGGATTTACTGTATGAGCGATGTCCTTCTTCATGTCGTCGGGCAGCAAATCATAGAAGTTAGCCATCGTACCGAACGAAATCACCGTGTTCAAAACCCATAAGGGAACCTGATTATATTTTTTTATGAAATGGCAGATAGCAGGATGCGGTTTTCTTGTCGAAAATGTCTTGATACATTTGTTCAACTTGTAGAGAAGAGAATTTACATGTTGCCTTTCTTTGGGGCTCCGTGTAAAAGAATTGGGACGCAAATAATTCCAGTGATTGGTACCAAAACGAGAGGAGAAATGAAGGGAAATCAGTGATTTCATTTGAGTTTCTATAATAGTGACACAGTTCAAAACATTACGCCTCAAATTGGCATCAAAGAGGTACAGTGTGACAATTTGCTCAAGAGTAGTTCCTTCTGTATAAAAATCAGAATGACGCAAATTCGATCGTTTTTTATCAATGAATGCGTCTTTATATCCATTGATTAAATTGTAATATCCATATTGAAGCAATATACCGGCAGAGTTTTCATCAAGCCTTACATTTCTGTTTTTTAAAATAGAAAGTTGCTCCTGAATCGTTGTTGCAGGGATATTCATAAATACCTCCAAAAAGAAAAAGGATCTTAATGCATGAACATTAAGATCCTTTTTCGGTCCGCTTTGTGCAATACGCCACGGCTCATATCTGTGTATATACTACACGAAAATGATCTTAATGTCAATTTTGAATATAAACTTACTGCTTGATCCGCGAATACTTCGCCACCGCCAGCCCGATGATCTGGATCGAAGTGCGGTAAAACCGCTCTTTTTTAATTTGCCGATCATTTGCCGAGGCGAAGGAGGCGATGGAAGAAGAGAACTAGAATCTTCTGAAATTTACGAAGATGATATTTCCGCATCTTTTTCAACCCGGGGAGCTTCAGCGGAGAGACGGAAGTCGAGGTAGTGATCCACCTCTTCCTTTCCGGCGGGGGATAGCTTGCGGTATTTCTTGATATGTTGTTGCTCAGCGGGAGTAACTTCCATAGTAAGCGCCTTGGATGATAAACCATTTTTTGTTTCATATCCCATTAGCCATGCGGGACTTACTGAAAGCGCTTCTGCAATTAAATCAATTTTATCCTGCTTGGGTTCGTATTTACCTTTTAAGTAGTCAGAGATTGAGGAAGCACGAATACCAGAACGTCTAGATAATTCAGCTGCAGTAATTTCTCTTTCATTCATTATTCGTTTGAGTCTTTTGATGAGCTCTTCTTTCATATTGACACCAACCCTTCTGTAGAATTCTTTTCTATATAATATACGGAAAACAGGACAAAAGCAACCGAAAACAGAATTAAATATACGGGAAACCGTTGACTTATTAAACGGAGTGAGTTAAGATATAGGCGTGATACGGAAATCCGTATAAAGTAAGGGGGTGAAAATATGGCAGTGAAATACGATTACAGATATTTAAGAGGATTCATCAAAGAGAATTTTGGCTCTAATGACAAGTATGCAAAGTTCTTGGGGATCGGTACAACCGCACTTTATGAAAGGCTAGCTTGTAATATCCCATTCAGGCAGACAGAGATAGATGCCACCGCTAAGTATGGTGGGCTCTCTGGAGATGACCTTATGCGTCTTTTTTTTACCAAAGAAATACGGAAATCCGTATAAACCGATATTTCCGGCGGCTATGAAAACCCGCTGGGGAAAGGAGGAAGCCATGCCACACAGTGAGAATCTGCTATCTCAGAAAGAGGTGGCCAAACGCTGGGGGTGCGACACATCAACCATCGCCCGACGGGAGAAAGACGGGCTGATTAAAAGGGCGCTCGCAATCCCGGGCGTATGGTACACCCGAGCCTCCGTCGAAAGGGCGGAAGGCCTGGAAGGGGACGAGAGCCCCATGAGCCCTTTTGAAAGAAGGCGTCTCGAGAAAAGGATCAGAGAGCTGGAGAAGAAAGTATCCGGCTATGAAGATCAGTTCTATTTCCTTTCGGACGCCATGGAAAGAGTGAAGAAGATGATGAATAGAGGTGAGAAGAGTGGATGAAAACGAATTCAAAAAATGCCGCGAGCAGTTGCTCGCGGCGGGGATCCCATTCGAAGAAGATCATATGTTCCTTTTCCCATCAGACGCAATAGCGCTGGAGGCGAAGAGGTTTCTCAAGAGAGATAAGAAAGAGGACCTTCTGGATTTCCAAAACTTCGAGAAGGCGGTGCAGCCACTGATGGATTACATGAGAAAACGCAGGAAGGAATCTCATGGGCTGGACGAAGCAGAAGTCGTAGTAAGATACGACGGCGCGAAACTCATGACGGGGCGATATGGGATACCGGAAGCGGAAATCAGCCGAGGGTCTCAACCGGATCCTTATGCCGATACCTTCTCAACAGATCGTCAAGATAGCGACGTGGATTCGGAGAAGAAAGCATAGCGGAGTGCTCTGCTTCAGGGACGTCTGCAAGAAACTCAATGCGGCGGCGACCGGGAAGAATCACCTGCAGGTGTCCGTCTTCATAACCGCTGGCGATAATGCCAGAAATATTTCGACGAAGAATCATAGGTATCACCTCCTTTCTGCTTATCAGTATAGCAGGAAGGAGGAACGCGGAGGAGAAATGACAGAAGAAGAGTTCATGGAAAGAAAAGAGTCCACCGTGCGCAGCTTGCTCTTGCAGTTAGCGGGAAAGGGGTTCACGGTGGATCAGGTGAATGAGGTGCTGAGAGCAGCAGCCAGCCTTGCAGGAATGACGCCTTTCACTGAAGGCGTTATCGACGAGTTGAATAAGGGGAACCCGTGGTATTAGGACGGCGGGATAACTCTTTGAGGATGCGATCATAGGCGCTCTGGTATGTGACGGCGAAGCTTTCTGGCGTTTGGACAGACGGTCCTGCGACAGTTATGCGATGCTTCAGCCACTCTAATGCCACGAAGTGCGCCTGCATTTCAAGATCATTCATTGCTTTCACCTCCTTTCTGCCTATCAGTATAGCAGGAAGGAGGAGTGTGGAGGAAAGATGACAGAAGAAGAATTGCAAGAAGAACAGAGAAGGGACTTTGAAGCGAGAAGAGATCTCGCATTTAAGCAGCTTGTGTGCGCCCTCAATGAGGGCGATGCAGAGATCTTCGATATCGAAGTAGAGAAGAACAAGGAAGGCGAGGACGTCGCATGGATCTACTTCAGAGACGGAGGGCTCGCACGCGTGAACATCTGCGGAGATACTATCATCACCGCGATCCGTGAAATCTTGAATTGTAAGAGACTGAAGGAAATGTGAAGGAGAAGCCATGGACAAGGAAGAATTGGAAAAGCAGATGAACGAGACGGCAGAGAAGTTCGAAAGGTCCTTCGAGGCCTGGAGGAAGAAAAGGAATACAGCTGTCAAGGAAGTACTGAATGTTTTGGTAGACAGTGACCTCACCTACGAGGAAGCCGTCAATGTGTTAGATGGATGCCGGACATACCTGCGGCACAACCTGAAGATCGAGAACATTGATCTCAATGTAGAGGAGAGAGAACCATTTTGACAGACGAAGAAGCAAAGACATTAGGAGAGCTTGCCCTGAAAGCGGATATGCTCCGCCGCCAGTGTCGGGATATCGAAGAGAAGATGAAAGAGCAGAGAGCAGCCATGAGGAGAATGGCAAAGTGCATTCTGGCAGAGCTCGCCATCATCATGATCCTGGCATTCGCGGCGGGGATCGCTGTATGGAAAGGCTGATAGGAGGAAACCATGACAAGCGCAGAAGCGGTAGAGGTCGTCCATCGAATGATGGAGGCCCGCGATCGGGAACAGGAAAACATCGCTGCAGAAAAGCAAAAGGCAGCGAATGCTTTCTGGAAAAAGGTATTTCACGAATTTGCAGTCTACGGGACGGCAGCCCTTGGCGTCCTTGCATACACACTCCTTATGGCGGTGGCACAATGACAACGCTGAACGATATCTTGGCACTCATTCCCATGGAAGACCAGTGGATCTACATCTTCGATACAGAGGGAAACGAATACTATGAAGGATTCAAAGGGAATCTGGAGCTCAGCGAAGAAGGCGAAGGGCTGATCGTCGGCGGGCTTTATGGGAATGATACTGATACGAAAGATCCAAACTACGGCATCGTGCCGACCATTGAGATCGAGGTTAAAGTCGATGAGAGGCTGCCCATTGAAATAGAGGTGAAAGCCAATGAGAGGCTGCTGGGTTAAGCTCTGGATGATCGGAGAGCAGCTGTGTCATGTGTCCATTGACCAGTCGGACAAAGACCCCAAGTGGACCATCATGGCAGCTGCCGCACTCATCAAGGAATATTGTAAAGAAACCGGGCTGGATCCCTCTATGGCAGCGGAGCATATCGCCCGAATGTTGGAGAAGAAACATGATTGACGAAGGAATCATTATCGAATTCATGAAGCACATCAAAAGGCAGCTTTATGAAGAACAGGCTAGGGCGGACAATGCAGACCACGAAGGAAGAGTCAAAGACTACTTCTGGCACGCAGGATATATCAGCGCCCTGAAAGAGAGCCTGAAAGAAATCGAAAGGGCTACCGGCATCACCGGTGTTTACGGGAAGGAGGAAAGAACGTGCATGACACATACACGAAAGCAGAGCTTGTAGAAAAATTCCAAGAGCTAGAAAAGCGGGAAATTGTACGCGCGAAGCGTGACATGGAGCTGGGAGAAAGCGCCGCTGCCGAGTGGCACCTAAACCGCGCATCCATGCTGAAGGAGCTGATCGCCCTTACCGAGAAGGGGGCACTTTGATGATCTACTACTGCGCACGCTGCGGGAAGCCCATACCGCGAGGGAAAGAAATGATAGAAAAGATGGGCGGCCGCCTTGTGCCGACCCACATGGACTGCCGCGAAAGATACTGCAAGAAGACATTGGATCAGATGATTCACGAAGCCCTGGACAAAGGACCGGGGAACGAGCTTCGTAGGAAGATGAGGGGTAGAAATGACTGAGAAAGAGATCAAAGGATACATCGACAGAAAGATCGGAGAGATCAAAAAGGAAACCGAATGTGATGACTGCATCCTGCTCATTGGAAAAGATGGTAAGGGAGAAATGCGCATCGGCATCAACAATGAAGCAACTCTGGTGGTGTGTGCCTATCGTGTGATTGAAGCCTTTGGGGAACTGGGAAAGAACCCATATACCAGACGGACCCTCCTTCTGAGAGAACTGACGCAGCATCTCATCAACGAAGTCAAAGAGGAATTCGATGAGAAGGGGCTCTCGCGAGAGTTCGATGACCTGATCCCAAAGGAGACGGAAGACGATCCGCCTGCTGAAGAGGAAAGCGGCATGGTAAAAAGAATCTCCAAAAGAGGGAAGCCGGAGGCAGAAGATGATCCGTCTGTCGAGAAATAATAGGTACAAGCTCTTTGAGGTCGTCCGTCTCCGGGATAGAGACCTCTGGGACGTCTATGAAAGAATACTGGGCGTCCCGTATCCGGCGGGGAGAACCCACGTCCACCACGTCATTCCGGTAGCTTCCGGCGGAGAAGACATCGCAGAGAACCTCATCACCTTAGACCCGAAGACCCACTTCTACATATTCCACAACGGATTCGGGAGTGTGGATAAAGAATGGCAGAAAATCGCCCAGAAGTATCTAGCGAGCAAGGAGGTCAAGGCATGGCACGAAGAAAGAGAAGCAAGTTTGACAGCCCTATACCAGACTGCAGAAGCTACCCGTATCAAGAAGATCCGGCAGAACTGCTTGCCAGAGAAAAGACCAGGCTTCAAATACTAAGAGAAGACAATACCATCTGCCCCGTATGTCATAGGGGTATGAAGCACACCTGCCATTGTCCTCATGAAAAAGCGGCCGTCTGTGAAGAACATTGTGAAACATGTGAATACCATGTGCCAATGACAGCAGCCAGCAACGGGAAATGTTTGTGCACGAAAAAGCCGCCTGCGGGAACAGGCGGCGAAGGGTGAAAGATAAATTCACGTTTTTCTATATGAGAGCATATCACGCCCTTCATAAAAAGTCCAGAAAAGCAAGGCACAAAGGGGATTTTCCGTCCCCTTTGCCCCCTTGTTAAGGCTATTATTTGGAGGACCGATGCCGTATCGAAAACGTATTTTCACCTACCCTGGAGGAAGGGTAGAAGAGAAGTATTACACCTGCCGCCTGGGAGGGAAGAAGACACGTATCAAGAATTGCAGTAAGACCCCTGAAGCCGTGGCCAAAGTGAATGCAAGAAGAGCGGTAAGACACCTGAAGGAACTGATCCTCACCAATTTCAAGCAGGGAGACCAATACATCACCTTAACATATGCCAAAGAACCCAAAGACTATGAGGAGGCCATCCGCCATCTCACAAACTATATCAAGAGACTTCGGAGACGCTACCAGAAAGCCGGACAGGAACTACGCTATATCTACACCACGGAATACAAGGGGAAAAGAATTCATCATCACATTCTTGTAAACAAAGTCCTGGAACAGCAGGAGCTTCGAAATGCATGGGGGCACTCCAAACTAAGCGCCTATGACATCATCGAATATCAGGGAGAAGAAAGGGACGCCAAGAAACTTTCCGCTTACTTCACGAAAGAGTCAAATATCACCGTAAGGGAAGGAAAGCAGAAAGTGAGATACGTCGCTTCCAGAAATCTTAAGAAGCCAGAGGTCCGCTATCAGACGATCCAGTCCAAAAAGTGGAAAGAAAGGCCAACAGCGAAAAGTGGCTTCACCCTGATAGACGTCACGAACACCTACACCGAGTGGGGATATCCAATGCAGATCGCAAGGTATGTAGAAATTCCCAAGAAGAAAAAGCGAGGGAGAAAAAATGAGTAAGATCTGTCCCGGGTGCGGTGCCATCTTCCGAGCGAAAGGAGGAGAAAAATTATTGCAAAACATGCATGAAAAAGGGAGTCACATGGGGGATCGAATGAGAAAGCACGATGCACGCATGATCATTCAAAAATTCATAGGCAGAACATTCCGGGGGACAAGGAAAGCCTTCAAAGCCAAGAAACTTGAAACTAAAAGGAAAGACCACCCGCAGCACCATCTCTACTGGTGCAAGAGAGAACCCATCGGTCAAAGGCGGAAAATCGAGATCGAATTTTGGACCGGGTGGTATCTCAGCCTGCATAGCGGATACTTCCGGGAAGAAGTATTCAAAGAAGCCGAAGAAAGAGAGAAAGCAGAATGACAGAAGAAGAGAATCCGAGAGAGCTAGACAAGCGCTTAAGAAACCAAATTCAAAACCTGCTCGAGAGTAAAGAGGGCAGAAACCTGTGGGCGGGAGAAATCCAATTCCAAAGTATCCAGCTGAATAACAGCAGTGCTTCCATCAGTTATGTCGATGCGGATGGTGTGAAAACGTTCACGTGTGAAGAGCAGCCGAGAGAATAATTTAGAACCGCTATGGCGGCGATGAGCCTTTACTATACCGACATGGCAGGGGACTATAGACCCGAGAAACCGGTACAGGCCATTTTCGCGGTGGAGAAAGTAGTGCCAAAGCGGGATAAGAAATCCGGGGCGCTAAAAGGAGTGCGGCTAGGCGGGCGGTTCCGCCTCAAAGGCAGCCCTACCACGCAGCGGTTCAGCACGATCGAAGACATCACTCCGACTGATAACGTGCTCCGCATCATGAAGAAAATCTATGATGAAGCGGCGCTTTACATCAGCGGCGAGCGGAGAGAGCAAAACCTTTTTAAAACGAGCCAGGATGGTGAGCAGGAGTCAAGCAATGAGCGGGCAAATGAAGAATGATAGATTTTTTCGATTTTTTGCGAATTGGATTGAATTGAATTGTATTGAAAGGAGAAAGAATTGAACAGCGTAGAAATATCCGGGAACCTCGCAAGAGACCCAGTCGTCAGATCCACCAAGACAGGGAGAGCCGTTGCCACATTTACCGTCGCCTCCAGTCGCATCTATGTTTCGCAGAACGGCGAGCAAAAGGAACAGACCGCATGGATCAATGTCGTTACCTGGGGAGCCATCGCGGAAAGAGTGGCCAACTTCTGTAAGAAAGGAACCTTCGTCTACGTCCATGGCAGCCTGAATACCAGATCCTACGATGACGACAGCGGTCAGAGGCACTGGATCATGGAAGTCGTAGCAGACATCGTAGCTGATCCCAAGTGGGGAGAGGGCGCAGCGTCATCCGGAGGAAGCTATTCCGGCGGATATAGCAAGGGATCCGGCGGTGCTTCCAATGGCTATGGAAACAATTCCGGCGGGTTTAACCAGTTCGGCCCTTCCAAACCGGAGCAGCGAGAAGAGAGCATGTTCCCTGCGAAAGGGCCGCAGGAAGACATACCATTTTAGGTAAATGAGAATGATTGAAGAAAATCCATAAGTGGTAAGTATTCGAGGGGGATCAAAGTGAATAGGCAGGAAAGAAGAAGGCTAGGCGTCAAAAAGAAGGACCCCATGGTTTCCATCAAACAGTCAGACGTCAATGCAATGAAACAAGAAGCCACCAAGAAAGGCTGCGAGTTTGCCTTTAACTTGATGCTTGCTATTCCGGCTATGGTCATCCATGACAAGTTCGGAAGCCTGATGAAGAAAGATGGCAGAGTGGAAAAGTTCGTAGACCTCTGCATGAAAGAGTATAAGTGCTATGAAGAGGGATACGTCACCCTGCAGGAGCTGGCTAAGTGCCTGCAGGACGAAGCAGGAGTCAAAATCAAAGGCTGGGAGGTAGAAGAAATCAAGAGATGACCATCGAAGAGCGAGCGGAAGCCCTGGCAAGGAAAGATTTCAATAAACTGAATATTCCGGAAACGGTGAAGAAGAGATCACTGCGTAAAAGACGCCAGGGCAAGACGCTAGTCTTCGAAGCAGGAGAACGTGGGATCCTCGTGAGATACTTCATGCGCTGCCGCGGGAAACACATATCCATGAAGCGCATTGTGACACATTTCCACGATGAAGAATTTGACAATTCTTCCAAACCACCGTAAGATAGTTATGAAATCTCCAGCAGATTTTCGGCATCCGTAAGGAGCCGGTACCTTTTACCCGCATATATCTCGCGGGCAACGATAAAAGATACCGGCTCCTTTTTTTGCGTTTTTAGGGGGTGAGAGCATGGCCAAAGGGAAATGGGAGAAGTGGATAGAGCCGAATCATCTCTTGATTTTAGGCGCGTGGGCACGTGACGGACTGACCGACGAAGACATAGCGCACAACATTGGCATTTCCCGCTCCACCTTGAAGGAATGGAAGAAAAAGATTCCGGCCATATCGGCCACCCTAAATACTAATAAGGCAATAGCCGATATCCGAGTAGAGAATGCCCTCTTCAAAAAAGCGATCGGCTGCACCGTCAAGGAGAAAGTCATTTCCAAAATCAAAAACCCGGACGGCACAGTCACAGAAACCGAGAGAATAGTGGAAAGAGAGCTGCCACCGGATACAACGGCCGGGATCTTCTGGCTGAAGAACCGGAAATCGAAAGACTGGAGAGACAAGCAGGAAGTCGAGCTCTCCGGGAACGTAGGCATGACAGACGCGCTGAAGAAAGCGAGGGAACGAGTGAATGAACACCGAAATAGTAAGTGACCTTGCCGGACTGGCGAAAGCCCCCCTCAGTTTCGTCTACTGGGCTTTCCCATGGGGCGAAGGACTCCTTACTCATCAGGACGGCCCCGAAGCCTGGCAGAAGGAAATACTGGGCCATATAGGCGAAAACGTATCCCCGGACAGAGTCATCCAGGAAGCCGTCGCCTCAGGCCACGGCATTGGGAAATCTGCTTTGGTATCCTGGCTGATCCTATGGGCGATCTCTACCCACGAGAATACCCGCGGCGTCGTCACTGCAAACACCGAGACGCAGCTCCTCACGAAGACATGGCCGGAACTCATGAAATGGCACGCCATGTTCCTTGCAAGAGATTTATTCAAAGTCACTGCCACTTCCATCTTCGCAGCCGAAGACGGCAAGGAAAAGAACTGGCGTATCGACGCCATCCCGTGGTCCGTGGCCAACCCGGAAGCCTTCGCGGGTTTGCATAATCAAGGAAATAGAACCATCCTCATCTTCGACGAAGCATCTGCCATTGACGATAAGATCTGGGAAGTCGCGGAAGGCGCACTAAACGACGCCAACACAGAAAGACTTTGGTGCGCCTTCGGGAACCCGACGCGAAACACCGGAAGATTCTACGACTGCTTCCACAAATTCCGTCCCTACTGGCATACGCTTCAGGTAGACTCAAGATCCGTCAGATTCTCAGACAAAGCAAAGATCTCCCAGTGGGAAGAAGCCTATGGAGCAGACAGCGACTTTTTCAAAGTCCGAGTCACCGGAGACTTCCCGGACGCCTCAGATTTACAGTTCATCCCATTAGGCCTAGTCAAGAAAGCAGCGCAAAGGAACCTGCATGAGGGGCAATACAAATTCGCCCCCTGTGTCATAGGTGTAGACCCCGCATGGTCCGGCGGAGACGCCACCTCCATCTACCTTCGTCAGGGGCTCTACACCAAGAAACTGGCAAGGATCCTCAAGAACACCAATGACATGACCATAGCCAACATGATCGCCCGCTTCGAAGACCAGTATCACGCAGCAGCCGTCAACATCGATTTAGGATACGGGACCGGCATCTACTCAGCTGGCACTACCATGGGGAGAGCGTGGAACCTCATCTCCTTTGCGGGCACATCCCCCGATCCGTCATGCGTCAACATGCGCGCCTACATGTGGTTTGCTATGAAGAAATGGTTCCAGACCGGCGGCGTCATCGAAGCCGACCAGACTTTAATAGACGACCTCACCCATGTGGAAATCAAACCCACCATGGACGGCCGCATTCAGCTCAGGTCCAAAGACGAAATGAAAAAAGAAGGCATCCCGTCGCCAAATGACGGCGACGCCTTAGCACTGACCTTTGCCGTCCCTGTCGTCAACCGGAAAAGGAACGGAAAAGCCAACACCAACTACCAGTTATTCTGAAAGGAGACACCATGTGCGGAAACCCATTTAAATCCCCAAAAGTTCCGGCGGCGCAGAAAGTCGATCCGACCGTCACCGACGTAACCAATTCTCAGGTATCAGACGACAGCGGTGACACAGAAGCCAACAAGAAAAAGAAGAAACAGGGCTTCGCAGCCACACGTCTTGCGACGCTGCTGAGTAATGCAGGAAGCAAGGACACCTTAGGATGAATACCATCTTAGCCAGCGCCATGCCACCGGAAGCCCTTCCGGCGGATGGACAGAACATCAGAGCACCGGACAAGCACGCCGCCCTGTCACGGATCAAGCTCCTGAAGAACAAGAGAAACCCCTATATCGAACGATGGAAAGCCATCAGAGACTACGAGCTCCCCTTCTTAGGAGAATTCGATGATACTGACGACGAAACAGATAAAGGCAGAAGACGCGACCTAGCCATCAGCAACGGCGTCGCATGGCTCGCCAATCAGGCCTTCGCGGCCGGTATCATGTCAGGGCTTACACCGCCTTCCCGGCAGTGGTTCAAGTTCGGTTTCTCCTCGGATCAGGAAAACATAGAAGCCGAGAGACTTCTTGACGAACGGCAGGCCATCGTAGAAGCCGTGCTGCACAGATCCAACTTTTACAACACCATCCACGCCTGCTACACAGAGCTTCCCTTCGGGCAGGCGCCTATCGCTGTATTCCCATCACCAGAGAGCGGCGTCCGCTTCCAGGCATTCACCATCGGCTCCTACTACATCGATACATCAGCAGGGAACCGCATCAACACCTTTGCCCGGAAAATCAAAATGAACGCCGACCAGATCGTACAGCAGTTCGGCAAAGACCATTTGCCAAGGAACGTACAAGACGCGTTCAATACCCCATCAAGGCGCTATGATATGGCCTTCGACGTGTGGTGGCTCGTCATGCCCAATGACAGCAAAAGGAACGGGCCATCGAATAAGGACATGCCATTTGTCTCCCTCTACTGGGTAGACGGGCAGGATCCCAATGAAAACGGCGGCTTCCTCTATACCGGCGGCTTCGAAGAATGCCCCGTATTGGTGGCCAGATACCAGGTCACAGGAAACGACTCCTACGGGAAAGGCCCCGGATGGTACGCCGAAGGCGATGCCAAGTCCCTGCAGATCATGAAGAAAGACTTCTTGACCGCGATTGAACTTACCGTCAAGCCGCCTTTGACCACGGATGCCAGCACCTATCAGAGCGGCGTCAACTGCTATCCGGGCGGCGTCACTGTCACCAATACCCAGATGGGAGGGCAGGGAGTCGTTCCCCTGTTCCAGGCGCCGACCAATTTGCAGTGGATGGCGCAGGAAATCCAGAGACTTGAAGACACCATCAAGAGGACCTATAGCGCCGACCTCTTCCTCATGCTCGAATCCATCGATACCCCGCAGATGACCGCGAGGGAAGTCATGGAACGCCAGCAGGAAAAGCTGCAGCAGCTAGGCCCAGTCGTCGAAAGACTCCAGGACGAATTCTTAACACCCATCATCGAACGGGTTTACAACATCCTTGAGAGAAACAACATCTTCCCACCCATTCCGGATGAGCTCGCAGCCGAACTCTCCGAAGCCGACGTGAAGATCGAATACATTTCTCCACTTGCCCAGGCACAGAAGATGAGTGGCCTTGTGAACATTGAGCAGGCCCTCGCCTTCGTAGGTCAAATGGCGCAGCTCTATCCAGAGTCCCTGAAGATGGTAGATCCCTTAGGCACCGTCAAGAAATACTTCGACCTCTTAGGCGCTCCGGCGGCCATGCAGAGAAGCACAGAAGAAGCCCAGCAGCTGATCCAGCAGGAACAGCAGGCCATGATGCAGCAGGAAGAAGAGCAGAAACAGCTCGCACAGGCGCAGGCACTGGCCCCTGTCGCACAGGCAGCCAAGAACCTATCTGACGCCGCGCAGAACGGAAACCCCGCTCTGCAGAATCTATTAGGCGTCAACGGGCCAGGAGGACCATCCGTATTATGAAACACGCCATCGTAGACCCAAATTCCAGAGACGCCCGCTGGCAGAAATACTTTCAGCAGTGTCAGAAAGACAAAGATAAAGACGCCATCCAGAAAGTCGTCAAGACCGAAGAAGGAAGGTGGATCCTTTCTCGGATCCTCAATATGAGCGGACTCAACACCAGCTCCTACACAGGGAATGCCGAGACCTATTTCCGCGAAGGAAGAAGAGAAGTCGGCATCGAAATCACCAACCTGATCCTTGACACCCTAGGCCTTGAAGAAGGACATAAGTCGCTGCAGGCGATTGACAAAGATTTCATAGACTTCAAGATCCGGCAGAACCGGATATTCAACAAGGAGGACTGAATATGGATACCCAGAACAATAACATGAACACTGGAACCGATCAGCAGACACCACAGAACACACCGACAGACAATCAGCAGAACTCACAGGGCGCAGAAGCCCAGGGAAACCAGAACCAGCAGACACCGCAGGACAACAATCCATCCGGCGGCACCCTGTTATCAGGAGCAGGGAAAGCCACAGGTGCTCCGGACACCTATGACTTTACTGCATCCCTTCCAGAAGGAATGGAACTCGACCAGGACACCGCCGACTCCTTCGGCGAGCTCGCACGAGGCATGAATCTCACGAACGAGCAGGCCAATGAACTGGCCAAATTTGGCTATGACTGGGCGGGCAAAGTCGGGGAAGCCTACCAGAAGGCGCAGCAGGAAGAAGCAGACGCTAACGCCGCTGCAGCCATGAAAGAACTGGGCAAAGATTTCGAACCCACAGTCGCAAGAGCCGGGATCCTCATGAACTACCTTGAAAGGCAGATCCCAGGCATCCGAGACTCCTTCGCAGGATCCGCTGTATTCTCATCCCTTCCCATGCTGAAAGCCTTCGCCATCCTTGGCGATCTGATTTCCGAAGACGGCGGAATCAAGACCAATACAGCAGCCGCCACCAAAGAAGACAATCCATACCCCAATACCGATTGGGAATCATTAAAAAGATAAGGAGATAAACCATGGCAACCATTGGAAACCTTGCACTCAATTTCAATGACCTCCGAAAGCGTCAGGCACCGGATGGCACCATTGATCACATCATCGAAGTATTAAAACAGTCCAATCCCATCATGGACGACATCAAGTGGAAACAGGGCAATCTGCCGACCGGTAACCAGACCACGCAGCGCACCTCAATCCCGACACCGTCCCTCCGCGCCATCAATAAAGGCGTGCAGCCGACCAAGTCCAGCACCAAACAGGTAAGAGACACCTGCTGCATTTTGGAAGCCCGCTCCCGCGTCGACATCGAACTCCTTCAGCTCGAACCGGATCCGCAGGCATTCCGCCGCTCTGAAGACGACGCGCATATCGAAGGCTTCTCTGAAAAAGTCGCCAGCATGATCTTCTACGGCGACTCCGACGAAAATCTTGATGAATTTAACGGCTTCGCGAAACGCTACGATCACTTCGGCGGAAACAAAGGAGACTACTCCTATCAGGTCAGAGACGCAGGCGGCAAGACCAGCGGCGCCCTTTCCTCCGTCTGGTTTATCGGATGGAGCAACAGCGTTTCCGGTATTTACCCGAAGTACGGCTACGCAGGCCTTAAGATGAGAGACCTCGGAGAACGCACCGTAGAAGACGCAGAAGGCGGCTCCTATCAGGCGTTAGAATCCCTCTTCACATGGAAGCCGGGCCTCATGGTGGCAGATCCCCGCATGGTGGCAGCCGTCAGAAACATCGATACCACTACTCTCCTCAAAGCCACCGACGCGCAGAAGAAGAGCTTCATGGATCAGCTCATTTATGCGAAGAACTCCCTCAGAAGAATCCAGGGCGAAAACATGAAGCTGGGTATCTACGTATCCGAGAAAGTCTACGACTTCCTCGAATCCTACCTCATGGACAAGAACCACGTTCACGTCACCCGTCAGGACTTCGCGAACGGTACTTCTGTGCTCGCACTCTTCGGCATCCCGGTATACAAGGAAGACGCCCTGAAGGATACCGAGACACTCATTACCGAAGCATAAGGAGGACACCATGATCTACGACAAAGAAAACGCATTCATTTTTGATAAAGACGTATCCACCCCCCCGGACGTCATCGCAAACGGCATGGGAGGGAACGCAGGCGATGAACTCTTTCTCGCTGCCAAATTCGCCTCTCCACTTACGGCGGCCGCCGTGATCACGCTGAAGACGGCAGACAGCGCCGCTTTGGATAGTGCGGCCACCCTCTGCACACTGACAATCCCGGTAGGCGCACAGAAGGGCTTTATCAAAGTCCCCTACGGTGCAAAGAAATTCTACGGCATCTCCGTTACCGGCCCTACCAGCGGCAAGTGCACCATCGCCCTCACACTGGACAGCGAGCTTGAATGAAAGAGATCCACTTAGGTGAGATCGGGAAAGGAAAACTGGAAGACCTTTCCCCCAATGAACTCCGCGCCCTCTGCTGGAAAGAAGGCATCGAGATCAAAGGGGACATAAAGACCAAGAGACAGCTCATCGATCTCATCAAGAAACACTAGGAGGAACCATGTACAGCACAGATATCTGCAACATCGCCCTCTCCTCAATCGGACAGGGGCAGATCGCTTCCATCGACGAAGACAGCGAGGCAGCGCGTCAGTGCAAACTCTACTATGAACTGACAAGAAAAAACCTTCTTTCCTCATTCCGCTGGGGCTTCGCAGAAAGATCGGAAAAACTTGCACTAGTAGACACCACTGTCCCGAAATGGGAATTTGCCTATGCACTGCCAAAGAAATGCTTAGTCGTCCGCCAGCTCTACAACAAGAACGGCGACATCATTGAAACGGATGAATCTGCCAAAGATGATACCTATCACGAGTTTCAGATCGCCCTCATGAACGAGAGCCAGAGGATCATCATGGCAGACATCGAAGATGCATGGATGGACTACACTGCAGATATCGCAAACGCTGAACTTTTCGACTCCTCCTTTGCCGAAGCCCTGGCCCACAAATTAGCGAGCAACATTGCCATGCCATTAAGCGGCAGCCAGAACATGGCACAGTCACAGTACCAGCTCTACCAGATCGCCATCCAGCAGGCCATGTACACCTCTGCGATCCAGAACCATCACAAGCCTTCCTATCCAACCAAGTACTTTGACGCAAGGAGGTAACGATGAGAGAAACCATCTATCTCATGCAGTCATCCTTTGCAACCGGCGAAGTATCCCCTGAAGTCGCCAGCCGCATAGATATGGAGAAATACCAGGCCGCTTTACTGCAGGCCGAGAACTGCTATATCAGGCCTTATGGCGCTGTATACAAAAGGCCCGGATCCATATATTGCGGCATGGCCAAGAAGAATAAAGTTCGTCTGATTGAATTCAAGTCTACCGTGAACCATGCCTTTCTCCTTGAAGTAGGAGAAGGGTATATCCGCATCTGGAAGGACGGAAAATTTACCAATCAGGAAATCGTGACGCCTTACAAGGAATCCGAACTTCCTAAGCTCCGCACCTGCCAGAGCGCCGACATCATGTACATCGCCTCCGGCACACATCCCGTCATGCAGCTCAAACACTATTCTGATACCGACTGGCGCTTCGAAGAAATGGTGATGAATAGTCAGTACTTCGATGAGTCCTTATCCGTTAGTAACAACGTGGTAGACGAGATATGGAATAAAGCCGGAACATACGCATGGGAATGTCACAAGACAGGGAACTATACTGTGACCGTAGCGGGCGGCGGTGGCGGTGGAGCCGATACCGTGAGCCACTACAGAGACAGCAGACAAAAAGAGGACGGAAGTACGGTAGAAGCTGCCGGAGGTATCGGCGGGAATGGCGCTGCTGTATCACAGACTGTCTACTGCAAAGAAAATACCACTTACACCATCACCGTAGGGGACGGCGGTGAAAAAGGATCACCGGGGAATTCCGGCGGAAATTCCACTGCCTTCGGACTCACCGCGCAGGGTGGAGGCGGGGGACAACTGGGTACATTCACCGGTAAAGCTAGGGTAACAGGAAGACCGCACAGATACTACCGCGTATATACGGGGCATGCGGGCGAAGCAGGCATCTCCTACGGCAATGGCGGACAGGGAAGTTATAACAAAGGGAATCCAGGATGGGTGACAGTCAAATCCATGGATGAGCCTACCCTGACTGTCTCCGGCACCGCAGGTGAAGTCACGCTCTCCTCGGATAAACCCTTCTTCTCTGCAGACATGAAAGGCATGTGGATGAAGATTTCTCAGGATATCGCTTCCAAGTCCGTCACCGCCAGCGGGGCCATGACCACAGATCCCATACCGGTAGGAAACGGATGGAAGATCATCACCCATGGCACATGGACAGGGCAGGTGGTCATCCAGAAATCCACGAACGACGGCGAATGGAAAGACTTCAGGACCTACAAATCGAATGACGACAACAACGTAAGCGAATCCGGCACCGTCAATGAAGCAGATAATGTCAGAATGAGACTTGTCACCACTGCCGGTAAAGCCGACCTCACATCGACCGCCTACACCAAGTCCGGTATCATTCAGATCGAAACTGTGAATTCAGCAACCAGCGCCACCTGCCTTGTGAAAAAAGTCATTGGCCAGGCAGGGAAAGTCGACAGCTACTCCTTCGGCGCATGGAACGAAAAATACGGTTATCCAAGGACCGTGGGATTCTTCCAAGATAGATTGATATTCGCCGGGACGAAGACGCAGCCATACGTCCTATGGATGAGCAAGACTGGAGACTACAACAATTTCTCCGTCGAAAAAGTCTCCGGCACCGTGACAGACGACAGCGCCATCTGCCTCTCATTTATTTCCCGCCAGCAGGCGGAGATCAAGCACATCTGCCCGGCAAGCGACCTCTTCGTCTTGACCGACTCCAATGAATGGATCGTTTCCGGCGGCAGCACCGTCACACCGTCCAAATGCACCAACAAGGCGCAGACCTTCCGCGGATGCACGGAAGTCGAACCTATCTCCATCGGCAGCCGTCTGATCTACGTGCAGAAACGGTCCCAGACCGTGCGAGACATGGCCTACTCTTTCGAGACCGATTCCTACGACGGCATGGACCTTACACTTTTGGCCAAGCACCTTTTGAGAGGAAAGACCATCGTAGACGCTGCCTACATGCAGGATCCCGACTCCAGACTGTATTTCGTCCGTTCCGACGGGGAAATCATCTGCCTCGCCTACATCAATGACCAGAAAGTCTATGCATGGTCCCATATCATCACAAAAGGGAAGTATCTTTCCGTATGCACCGTGGCAGCCGAAGAGACCGACGAAGTCTACACCGCCGTTGAAAGAAACGGTAAAACCTATATCGAGAAGATGGGAACAGACAAAGACTCCCAAGATCCGAAAGACTACATCATGACCGACTGCTCCAAAGTACTCACCTTTGATGAGCCTGACGATGCAGCGTCAGTAGACTGGATCACCGGGACAGTTTCCGTATTGGCAGACGGGAAATTCTTCGAAGATGTAGAAATCAAAGAGGGGACAGTGACACTTCCCACCAAAGTTTCCTACATGATCATCGGATACCCCTACCGGATGACCATCGAACTGCCTAACGTAGAAATTCAGGCACAGAACGGCACCATGCAGGGGAGATATAAAAACGTACGCACCGTTTCCCTAAGGCTGCTGCACACCTTAGGCGGCAGTATCGGAAACGGCGTAGGAAGAAATGACACCATCAAGTACGAGGAGCTCTCCGATCAGAAGATCCGCCTCTACACAGGAGATAAAGAAATCACCATACCCAACCAGGGCGTAGAGAAGAACGGACGAGTCATCATCACCTCTTCCGATCCCTACCCCTTCTACCTGGCAGCATTGATCAGAGGAGTGATCGTCAGTGAATAACAGCTACTACGGCGTGGACATCCGCACCATCGACAGCCTTGCCATGGCCGACCTTTTATCCCAGATCCTCGCGGGGAACATTCGAAAAGAAGACAGAGAAGAATTAGAAGCCCAGGGGCGCATGCCTTATGGCGGCCTCTATGAAAGCATGACAACTTCCATAGAAGCCTACTATGCCATTCATGAGAACATGCCGCTCGCTGCCTTTGGAATCGGCCTATGCCCGGAGGGATGCTCCATCTGGATGCTCGGAACTACTATATGCGAGCGCCACAAGAAAGCCCTGGTCGCCTGCATGCAAGACTACATCAAGGACAGCTTGAAGAAATACAAAGTCCTTACCAATTACATTTACAAAGACAACACCAAAGCCCTCCGCGTCATTAAAAAGATGGGAGCCGCCTTTGGGGAAGAAGTAGAAACGGGCGGGAAAACCTTCGTCCGCTTCACATTAAAGGAGTAACTATGTGCAGCGTATCCGCCGCCCTGATCGGCTTAACCGCCGCGCAGGGCATCACATCCATGGCCTCTGCTCATCAGCAGGCCAAAGCACAGAGCGCCTACTACAATGCCCAGGCAGATGCTGCCGAGCAGAACGCGAGAATCGCAGACAAACAGAGAGAGCAGATTTCTGACCAGTACCTGCAGAAACAGCAGCAACTTGACGCCAGAAGACGATTAGTCATTGGCCAGCATGCGGCAGAAGCAGGAGCAAGCGGCCTCACAAGCTCCGGATCCGTGCAGGACATGGACGCATCAGCTATCGACGAATGGAGAAATTCATCCATGAATCTTTTAGGCAATCAGAGAAATGACACCAAGAGCGCCTACATCAATCAAGTGAACTATATCAATCAGGCAAACAGCGCAAGAGCTGCTGCCTATAATGCAAGGCAGCAGGGGAAACAGGCCATGTTTGGCACACTTCTTTCCACCGCTGCTTCCATCTACGGCGTAGCCAAGACCTACGGGAATGCGACGGCAGCTAAACAGTCAGCCTCCGGCGGACTTCACCACCAGGCGGCTATGAGCGGAATGCCGGAGACCATGACAGATCAGGTATATGCCATGAATCAGTACAAGACGCAGAAACTTTCCTTGACCAAGAGTCCCTACTCATGGCTGGGTGGTGGCTTCAAGATCGGGAGGTAAAGCATGAAACTCTCTCAATTTTCAGGGGATATCAATAAGAACATCATGCAAGGGAAGATCATCCCGACCACGACACTAGAAAGCGCAGGAGGGAATACCGCAGGACTTACCACCTTAGGGAAGGCTGCAGGTGCCGTATCGGACATGCTGGGGAAGGTATGGCTGAAAGACCAGAACGATAAAATCTTTGACGCCAAGAACGACTACGAGCAGCGCATCAATTCCCTCATGGACGATGAGAGCACTGGCCTTTTCAATACCCACCAGGGCAAGGATGCCGAGAACCTGCAGAAAGATTACACCGACCAGGAACAGAAGATTTATCAGCAGGTCCTGCAGGATCATGGTATCTCTTCTGATTACGCCGTCCGAGCTTTCGGGGAACAGAGAGCACAGTCACAGACATCGAACTTTCGTATGATCGACAAGTACCAGCGAAAGCAGATGGAAGACTACGCAGGAAATCAGATTTCCTTGATGACCAGCAACATGGTGAACCAGTCCGTCAAAGACCCCGACTCCCTCATCACGAACTTCGGAAGCTGGGAGAAGAATACCACTGCCATTCTGGCAGGCCTCAGCATGGATAGCGCAGCTATTGACGTCAAAATGAAAGCACTGAAGAACGATAAAGCCAAAGAGATCATGCAGTCCTATCTCACCACTGGCGACTACAGCGCGGGCCTCAATGCCATCGCCTACATGAAATCCCAGGGCATTGACGAGCCGATACTCAAGGCTTACAAAGACCAGTTCCTTCAGAAGAAAATGACGCGGGAAATTAAAAGCAGCGCCGAAGACTACGTCAAAGGAAACGGGCTGAACCTCACCAATATGACATGGGAACAGTTTCGGGACTCGTGGCACAAAGACCACCCGACGCCGGTCCCTCAGGGGAAAGGCAGCGTCACGGGAAATCAGATAGCGGAATTTGCCAGAAACAACTACACCGAAGGCGATCAGTGGATGGGAAGCGTCACCAAAGATCCCACCATCCAGTGCGATTCCTGGACCGCCGACGTCTACGCCAAGACCGGCCTTTTCCCGGACGGGACAATCACGCACGGTTCCGACTTCGGGGACGCCTACCACGAAGCGGGCGACGGCTATGAACCACAGCCCGGAGACTTCATTGACGGGGAAAAGCACGTCGGCATTTATTTAGGAAACGGCCAGTACATGGCCAGAAACTCCTCCGGCGGTATCCACATCGGGAGCATGGACGAATGGAATGAATGGTTCGGCAAACCGATCGGCTATGGATCCGTGACAGAGGCCAAGGGCGAAGCGGCGGATGACATGTCAGACGAAGAACGAGCCGAGCTGCAGGACAAGAGCGATGCTGCCTTAAAGCAGCAGTACGCAGAGATCCGTTCCAACCAGGTATCCTACATTCAGAGTCAGGTGCAGAACATCACCAAAGGAATCCTCGAAATGGAGCAGAACGGTTCCACGCCCGGCCAGGCGTATGAGTACGCCGCGGATATTGTGAACAACGATCCCTTGCTGAAGGACTCTTCGGCGGGCGTCACGCTCTTAGGCCGTCTGATGAATCAGAAGAGAACCTATGAAAATTCACAGAACAGAGCTGCCAATGTAGGGAGAGGTCTTGATACCAGCGGCTGCCTCAAAGAGAAACAGTTCAACGCACTGGAAGGATTTATCGGGACGAAAATCAATTCCATCGAAGACCTCGACAACACCATCAAAGACCTGCAGGAAGAGGGTGTCTACCTCACTGCCGAGCAGGACGCCAAGATTCGGAAAGATGTCATCGACTGCGGAAACGGCGTGGGAACCTTTGCCGTCAAGATCCCGGACGATGACGCTGCCATTGCGGCCATGTGCTATACCAATACCTCCGCCGTCACCTCGACAGCGAAAATGCTCATTAAGAGAGAAATCATGGATTTCAAAAACGAGCAGGGGAGAGATCCTGATAACGACGAACTCCGTACCATCTACTACGATGTAATCGGGAAAGAGAGTCTCGACAGCACCGGCAAAACGAAAATCGGCGGGATTAACATCTTCGGTGTAAACCTTTTCGGGGACGACTACGAAGCTCCAACCATGAGCGAAGCACAGGCCTACAACGATCACATCAGAGAAATCTCACAGGCCGTAGACGAAGATGGAAACCCGAATGGTTTCTACATTGACGTAGACTACGGGAACGGAAAGAGCGAGACCAAGTGGGTATCTGATGAACAGATGAGACAGATTTCCAATGGAGAATTAAGCGTATTCGATATTTGAGAGGAATCACAATGGATGAAGAAATTTTAGGAAGCGTGCTGCATGGGATTAAGCCAAAGGACTATACACCCATCCAGGTGAGACCGACACCGGAGTTTGGCGGCATTCAGCTGACTGAAGAGCAGCAAGCCAAGAAGGATAATATGGAATCCGTCAAGGATGGAGAGATCCTGCCCTTAGGCGGCTTCACTGACACCGTAGAAGCCCAGTGGGAATCCGCCAAAGACCTTGTGAAATCCACTGACGTATACAAGAACCTTTTCGGAAACAGCGCACCGGATGATAACCGCCTCGAACAGTCTGAGAAACTTGGAAGCGCACTAGGCATTGCCCCTCAGCTGATTGCCTCCGATCCAGATATGTACAAGGCAGCTGTCACCACCTATGAGAGACAGAGGAATGCGGCCGCGCTGAACAACCAGCCATTTTCTGCCAAGATCTTGAATGAACTCTACCCGGAACTCGACACGGAAGACCCCGTGGCCACCACCATTGCCCTGAAGGACTATACCAACATTCTGAAGAACCGAGAAGCAGCAGCGCAGGGCGCGGCGGTTTATACCATGCCGGAAAGCAAGCTCACCGATCTTTCTAATATCATTGGCTACCTCTACGACACTGGCACCCATTTTGCGGGCACCGCCTACGAAGCCGGGCAGACGCTCGACGCACAGAGCGAGCTCATGTACAAAGCTTCCATCGGTGAAATCTCCGACGAAGAAGTAGAGAAAGCCATTCCAGGACTGATGAATGCGCAGAAAGCATATAACGCAGAAATCGGGAACTCCTACGTGGCCAAGATTGTAGGGGAAACCATTTCCCAGCTTTCCATGCAGAAGAATATGATCATGCGCGGCGCAGCAGAAATCCTCGCTCCGATCGCCCCATTAGCGCAGCCTATCTTAGCTGCCACCAAAACAAACCTGCCGCAGATCGCCACCTTGGGAGCCGCATCCGCAGCGAGCGCCGTAGGAGCCACAGGCGCTGTGGCAGGAGCAGCCGTCACAGGAGCGGCCGCACTGGCAGGGCTCATCGCCTTAGGCACTGCTTCCGTCTTCACAGGAACCTATAGAGCAGAAGCCGGACAGGCCTATTGGGATTGGCGCGCCAAAAAAGATAAAAACGGAAAATCTGTTTATACCCGCAAGCAGGCCATTGGTCACGCCAAGAGAGTCGGCGTGATCAATGCAGCCATTGAAGCGGGTGCCATGGAGCTTGCGCTCAAGGGCATCACTAAAGTATGGGGGAGCGACGCAGCCAAAGCTGTCATCAAGAATGAAGCCGCCATGAAGAAACTGATCGGCGCAGGGAGAGCAGCCGTAGGAGCGAAAGCCATCGGATACGGTGCGAAACAGTTCGCCAAAGTGGCGGCGCCTGAGATCGCAGAAGAAGGTCTGCAGTCCCTCTCTTCTGATCTCGACACACGTTTCTTCGGAAAAGAAAAAGTCCCCGTAAGAGAAATGATGGGGAATGCCTTGGACGCCATGATCGAAGCTGTCCCCTCCGTTGTTGGTATGTCGATCGGCGGTGCTGCTTTAGCAGGCGCAGGGGCCCATAGAGCCATGAAGAGAATCGCTGGTCTCTCCGAAATGAAAGACGCCGTTATCGAATTCAAACGTGAGAACGAAAGATCCATGCTGCAGAAACTCATGGATCTCCGCTCCGAATCATCCCTTTACAAAAAAGCACCGGAAACCTACCGGAAGACACTGCAGAACCAGCTCGATCATACCGGCTCCGGCACGCTTTACATCGACGCTTCCGCAGCGGCCGAAAATGAAAAGACACACGATGCCTTAAACAAGCTCGTAGAAGATGGCACGATCACCGCTAAAGAATTAGATGACGCCATCAAGACCGGCAAGCCCTTAGAGGTAGAGACCGGGAAATACATGCAGACCGCCACCCCCGAGACCCATGAAGCCCTTTCCGACTACACCACCATGGACAAAGGAGAAAAAACGATCCATGCCATCCGAGAAGAACGCCAGCGCATGAAAGACATGATCGACATTGTCACCATGACACGCGAAAAAAGAGAAGCGGCCGCTACAGAAAAAATCTTGAACGACCACTTCTCCGATGATACCGATATTGGAAGAGAAGATAGGGACACCGCAAGAGAAATTCTTTCCGGCGGCTTAGATCATATCGAAGACACCTGCAAGACCATCCTCCAGGAAGCCAAAGACGCATGGGGAAAGCTGACCGGCGTCAAAGAACTCCAGGACTACATGGAACGGAGAAAGACACAGGACGCGAATTTTTCCAATGAAAAAGGCGTCGATATGTTCGACGTCGGGGAAGGGAAAGATCGGGTACATCTCAGAGTTTCCAAGAACCCAGATTGGTATCAGGATTTTTATGGTACATACGGAAGAGCACCAAACCAGCGTGAACTCTACGATATCGCTCAAGGGAAAATCATTGCCGAGAATGATAAAGGCGATGAAGAATCCAAAGCGGCCATCGCTGAGATCGAAGAAGCGAAAAAGAGAGTCGAGTCCATCGAGAGAGTGAGTGAGACGCTGAAATCCTTAAACAAAGAAGATCTCATCGCGCAGACACTACTGGATCCCGAGACCTATGAAGAAGCCTACAAGCCGCTTCTTGAAGAAATCAAAGCCGCAGGGAATGGCGCTGTCACCAAAGCTGCACGAGACTCTGCCTTGGTTCTTGCAAAGCTCGCAGAGAACTTTCATAAGAACTACGGCGTGCCTTTGAAACTGGCCATGGTAAAAGCGGGGAAAGTCGTGGGAATCAACAAGGAAGCCTATCACCAAATGGCCGAGCAGCAGCTGGACACAGATGAGAAATCCTTCGCAGATAGCGTAGATCGTTTCATGGCAGGAAAGATTTCCACAGATACTATCCAAGTCATGAGGACTCCGCTTGTGATGAGGCTTGTGGGAGCTGAAGTTCTGCCGGTTGAAATTTCTGTATCCGACTTGAAAAAAGTTTTAGTAGACAAGCATACGGATATCACTCCGGACATCATGAAACAAATTCCACGTGCACTTACGGACCCGATGATGATCTTTTCCACATACAGTGGGAAAAACGGAGAAGTGCGCAAGGTGATCGTGCTTGAGCTCAAAGATAAGAACGGGGCTACCATCGTGGTTCCTATGGAATTGGAACGCATGAGCGACGGGTATAAAGTCAACCGAATGACAAGCACTTACGGGAAGACGGATAGAAAAACCGGAGAGCCATCGTATGAGTGGTTTAAAAAGCAGCTAGAGGCAGGGAATCTTGAGTATGTCAATAGAAAAAAGGCTACCGACTGGATTTCTACAGAGCAGCCCGATTGGCTCATACCTAAAGAAAAAGTCGATAACCTTTTATCTGCTCCTAATGTAGCAAATGAAGAAGATCTTGTCAAGCTGAAAAGCGAAAATCCCACCTACTACCAGACGGCAGCAGACAAAGACCTCGTCGTCTATCACAATGTTTCTACTGGCAAATTGAGAGAAGCCATCAAGCTGGGCGGCCTCCCGATGCCTTCCCTCGCCATCACGAAGAGGGATATCCCATTCGGGGACTTTGGGGAGATCACGCTGATCGGGGATAAGGACATGATAGACCCACGGAAATCTAGGTCGAACGAAGTCTTTTCCAGAGATGCCTATACCGTGAGAAAACCGGTGGTGAATTATGAAGAACCGGCGAAGATAGATATCGATGCTTTTCACAAGAAATACGAAGAGACAAGAAAGTTCCTCAACAAGAATAGTATTGACGTAGGAGAAATTAACTTTTCCTTCTACGATGGGGAAGAGTCTCTTGCGGCAATGGAAAATAATATCGCTATTAAATACTACTACGTTAAGAACGTTTTAAAGAAAGACATCCCGATAAAAGAGCGGACAGTCACGCCTCCAGTAAGAGGCGAAAGGCTTTTCAAGGAGTATCCAGAACTTATTCATGCGCTTAAATCTTCTAAGGTAAAGAAAGGCGATTTTTCGGAAGTAGACCCAGCGGCTCGACCGTACTTTGACGAAATGAGACAAGATATCGCCATGGGAAAGGGGCTAGTGGGACGTTCTAAGCGAGTATTGGCTAAGTGGACAACGAACGGACATATCAATGAGGAGGGAGTAAAAGAGCTCCTTTTACGGCTTTCTGCATACGAGGAAGATAAGAAAAAGAAACCCTACAAAGAGGTGGACAGACAAGATTTCGTAAAGGATTTACGTAAGACCATCGAAGAAGCAGGCATCGAGAGATTCACGGCGTTCGTCCGTTCCGAATTCGACAGCCTCTATAACGACAGGTATCTTTGGGACAACGGGAAGAAATACGCTTTCAACATTGACAATATTGTCAAGCTGATGAAAAAATACCGCGGTACCAACAACGAAGGACCAGGCGGTATCAACTACGGCTTCAACAGCTTGCTTGCTTTCCTTTCCAAAAAGTTCACGTCAATTAGGGATATCAAAAACCATGAATCACTCCTTGCGCCAAACAAGAAAGAACTCGCCAGGTACAAGAAGGCGGAAGACATGTACAATCGCCTGATAGACGAAGCAGCTGAGCTCCGCGGCAGTTACGGCATGGATTTAGACATGGATCTGGCTGGGCTCATGAAGGACACGAGAGATGGGAAGAAAGATCTGCACGGATTCCCGGAAGATAAGAAATTCCTCCAGCACATCAAAGATTTTCTAAAGGAAGCGGACAAGGTAACGACGGACTACTTCGAAGCCAAGCCAGCTAGGAAGGTGACGTTCGACGAATTCTCCGGCGCTGTTATTCCGAAGGGGACACCGGAAGAAACGGTAAACTTTCTGGAATCACAAGGTATCGTGGTCCGTGAATATGACCAGGACGTAGAAGGCGATCGAGAAGCGAAGGCCAAAGAATTAGGCCAGAAGCTGAACGTATATTTCCAAAACAAATACCAGGGCTCCTACGACAGAAACGCCAACGTCATTGAGCTTTTCGACGGTGCGAATGAATCTACAGTCATCCATGAAGGCGCTCATATGTTCCTTTCTATGCTCGAGAACATGAGTCAGATGAGCGAAGAGAATGTCGCCACCTACTTCAACGGGGATACGGCGAAAGCACGCGCTGCATTGAAGAGCATGCAGGGTGATCTCTTTACCATTCGTTCATGGGCCGCCTTTTCCGAAGATCACCTCTCTGAATACAAGGGGACTATTTTAGAGAAGGAATTCACAAAGTATGCCGAAGACATCAGAGCAGGGAAGGCCGGTGCCATGGAACGCTGGATGCAGGAACGCTTTGCCAGAGGCTTCGAGAAATACCTCATGGACGGCAGCGCACCCACCAAAGAAATGCAGGGGATCTTCCGACGGTTCAAGAAATGGCTGACCGACATCTACAAGACAACAAAGAATTTGGGGAATGTAGAACTTACACCTGAAATCAAAGACATCTTCGATCGTATGATTTCTACAGAAGCCGAAATCAACGCATGGGCAGCGCAACGAAAGCTAGAAGCCATCGACAAGACCGTCAACGTGAACCAGTCCGAACTGGGCAACCTCAAGGCATGGGCTGAGAGCGTCAAGGACAAAGCTCTGGAGAAAGCCATGAGTTACTACCTTCGTATGGTGAGAGAAGAAGCCATCGAAAACTTCACAGCCTCCATTTCTTCTGAAGAAGAGAGAACCAGCTTCGTCGGGTCTCTGGGAGAAGAGAATGAGATCTATCAGATCGAGACCATTTACAACTCCGACACATTCCCTACAAAGAAAGACCGTGACGAATTTCTCCAAATGGCCGGGCTCACAGAAAAAGATCTGAAAGAGAAGCTGAGAGCTGCTGGCGGCACTACGGAAGAACGGTGGAACAAGCACATCGAAGAGATGGTGCAGCACTATCGGGAAGAAGCATTAACCCCGGAGGCCATCAGGGGCATGGCCGAAGAAATTCTTCGTTCTCCGGAAGGCATGGCCAAGAAGTCTCGCATCGAAGCTATGCTGCTTGAAAAGAAAGTTTCTGCTTACATCCATCTCGTCAATTCTATGCAGATGGAACTCAAACGGTCCAAAGACAAGAAAAAGACCGCGAGAGAAATTCGCAAGCGATTGGGACTTGTTTCCGAAAAAGAAACAACAGAGGTCGACAAGCAGACAGATGTGATTGCCAAGTCGGAAGATAAGATCGCAAAGCTGGAGAAGCAGAAGAAGCTGCTAAAAGAGCAGCTTGAAAAAGCGAAAGCAGAAGCTGCAGCAGCCAAGGGCGAGAACCAGTCAAGAAAGGAATCACAGACCATTCTGGAAGGAAACATGCGAGCCCTTGAAGCCGAGCTTGAGAAGGAACGCGCCCAAAGAGCAAAGGCCGACAGCACCACAAAAGACGCAGAACTCACCGCGGCTGATCTTGCTGTGCAGCTCCAGACTATGGTAGACGGCCTCAAAGAGTCCAGAGACGCCATGCGCTTCGACATGAGGGAAATCAAACAGGACGCCAGAAATACATTAGGTGGCGAGAAACTCTCCCACGCAACGAGTTGGCGATGGTGGGAGAACAAGGCGCAGATTGCAGAAGCCCGCGCCATGAAAGCGGCCGCAGGCAATGACTGGGAAGGCGCTGCTTATTGGAAACGCGAGCAGGCGCAGTGCCTCACCATGGCCAAGTTTGCCAGGGCAAACGAAGAAGAAATCCGTCGCACACTTCACGGAGGCGGCGGGAAAGTCACCACGCCTCTTCTTAACGAAAACGGCATGGAGCGCTACGGCATCTTAGGCATCCTGAACCGCATCTCCCGGACGGATAAACCAGTCATGATGAAGGACGACGCACGCTACTTCGTGCAGCACATGGCATACGTCTTAGGCCTCACAAAGAAAGACGGCATCTTGCCTATTGACGAGAGCGGGCAGGAGAGACCTTTCAACTGGCGCTGGCTTGCCGTAGAGATGAACCCCATGCAGGCCATGGACAATGAAAACTACTTTGCCGAAGACATCATTCCCGGATGGATGAGAAGCGCCTTCGACGGTACAAGTTCCATGAAGCTAAAAGACCTTACCATGGACCAGTTCCGAGAAATGGCAAAAGTCATGAAAGCTGTCTACAAATTAGGGAGAAGAGAATACGAGGGGAATACCTTAGGCACCTCTTTCGATGACGCGGCACAAAAGATCCACGATGAGATTATAGACAACTGGACGCACCGCGTGGCCACTCCGGGACTCAAGAACCAGACTGCCACTAGCCTGGACAGGCTGGGGACAAAAATCCACAGCCTCATCAAGGACATCACACTTCCTGAAATTCTGATCGAACGACTGGGAAAGTCTGCTACCGAGTATTTCTATAAACCCATGGACAAAGCGGCTGCCCATCTGCGAGAGCTAAAGAGTGCAGCACGAGTCACCTTCCGGAAGAACTTTGCGATCTACTCCAGAAAAGAATGGACCGCCATCCGAAGCAAGAAACTTTACACGATCGGCTTTGATGAAAGAGGGAAGCCTGTATCCTATACCAAGGAGCAGCTCCTCGCCATGGCCTTAAACTTTGGCACCAAGTCCAACAGGGCACGCCTCATAGAGACCTTATGGCTGAGCGATACCTTGAACACCGACGAGAAAACCATCCTTGATATGCTCGATAAGAACCTCACAGACAAGGATTGGGACTTCGTAGAGAAAGTATGGGATCACCTCAATTCCTACTGGGGTGAGAGAAACAAAGTCCAGAATGATCTCTACGGCACGCCCCTAGGGAAAGTTCAGGGCGAAGATTTCACGCTGAAGTCGGGACGTGTCATCCACGGCCAGTACTACCGTATCAAGTACGATCCATTAAGCAGCACGAAGACAAGCAACTTCTCAACAACAGACATCGCCAAGATGGACATGCAGAATATTTCCTCCTTCTCCTTAGGTATGGGGAGCACCAAGCAGCGTGCGGGAGCTTCCGGCGGGCAGAAGCTCCGCCTCGACCTCGATGTGTATGTAGAAGCTGTGAACGAAGCCATGCAACACATCGCCATGAGAGAAGCCACCGTAGACGTCTACAAACTCCTCAACAGGAAAGAAGTCGTCACCGCTATCGAAAACACCGCAGGCCCGGAAACCCTTTCTCTGCTGCAGGGATGGGCCAAGGACTGCTGGCACTCCTCGATCAAGGATATGAGCGAATGGGACTCTACCTTAGGCAGAGCCCGGCGGCGCTTCAACTTCACAACGATGGGGTTCCGATTCTCCACGGCTTTACTGAATATCGGGAACATCACCGGCATGATGGAACGGATGGGAGCAGCCAATGCCCTAAAGGCCGTCGGAGATTTCTATTTTCATGGGAACATCGTAGAGCAGCGGCGATTTATTCAAACCAAGTCCACTATGATGAGAGACCGAGGAGCCACCATCGATAGGGATATGTACATGCAGGATAGATTGCCGGTAGGGAAGAACGAGTCCGAGTTCCGCTCCAAGATCGAGCACGGCAAGTATGGCGTCGATACCTTAAACTCCAAGGCATACTGGCTGATCCAGGCGACAGATGAAATGTTTTCCTTGCCAGAATGGTTATTCACTTACAAGAGAGCCATGGCCGCTATGGAAATCGAAGGCAAGCTCAATAGAGACGAGATGGACGCGGAAGCCGTGAGACTGGCAGATAAAGCCGTGAGAGAGACTTTCGGATCCAATGAGACCAAAGACCAGACCAGCCTTATCAGGAAGAACGGAATTCTTGCACAGATGACCACCTTCTATAGCTACACGAACCTTGTCACAAACCAGTTTATCCGCGCAGGGTACACCTTATACGATAAGGGAGATGTGAAGCCGCTCCTCGCAGCCACGTGGTATTGGTGGCTCCTAGGCGCTTTAGTCGAAACAACCTTACGAGAAATCGGGGACGACTCTGATGATGAAGATAAATGGAAGAAGAAATTCCTCCATGTCATCGCCTCCGGCGGCCCCATTGGCGGCGTCCCTCTTGCAAGAGAAGCCGTCCCGTGGACGGTTGACTTCTTTACTGGGAAATCCTTCGGGTCCGCTGCTCCGGATGCTCCATTCTTCGACACCTTAAAACACATGGAAAACTTTCTCAAAGCGGCCAAGAAAGGCGACCTGATCGAGATGGGGAGAGGAGCCACCAAGGCCATCACAAGGACATCCATACCCGTCCCGGATACCATCACAGATGCCTTCTGGAACTTCATGCGAATGGCCTGCACAGATACTGAATTCACCATGTGGGATTGGTTCAGAAAATCCCTATGGGACAAAACACTCAAGGAGAAGAAAAAATGATCGAACGATTTTATTATCGGCTGATCGATTGCCAACCATGGGCAGACGCAGCGAAACGGTTATGGATAAACCTATGAAAGAGAAAAAAGGAGGGTAAAAAATGATAGGTGTCGAAGCGAATCGAATCGTCTATAGGGGTGATGGAATTACAACAAGTTTTCCGTATACCTTTACGGTCTTTGAGAAAGCGGATATTGTCGTGACGCTTGTAGACAAGGAACGTAAGAAAAAGACTCTCACGAGCGATTACTTCATTGATATGGACAAAAAAGAAATTATCTACCCGGGGTATGCGCCCGGAGAAGAACCTGCAGAGGCCGAACGGCCGCCCGTGCTTCCGGAGGGATGGTATCTTGTTATCCAAAGAAAAACGAAAATAGACCAGCAGACAAGCCTCGGGGACAAATGGCCATTCGATGTGACGGAAGATGCACTGGATAAAATCACCAGAATTTTGCAGGATTTAGATACAGACTCTAAGCGGCATTTAGAAGTTTCTGTAGAGGCTAGCGGCATAGATCCCATGCTTCCGTCGCCTAAAGCCAACATGGGCTTTTACTGGGACGAGACCGGGACAAAGCTTGTAGAGGGCCTAAACCCGAAGGCCGCCAGCGAAAGCGCCGCCGCCAGCAGCGCCGCCGCCGCACGTAGTGCTGCAGCTGCCAGTGCCAGCGCGAAGAGCAGTGCGTACCATATGGAATTTGCCCAAAGGTGGGCCACAGCCAGTGTGAGTCCGGACGACAATGCGGACAGCGAGAGCACGACAGGGATGACGCAGTCTTCCAAAACGTGGGCATTGTATGCGAAGGCCAAGGCGGCAGAGTCAGCCGAGCGTGCAGACGCGACCATCGGCGCCGACGAAGAGGCGGAGACCTATGCACAGGACGCCAAAACCTATATGGCAGCGGCGAAAAAGGCGGTAGCCGATGCAACAACCCAAGCGGCCGCCGCCAGTGCCAGCGAGAAAGCGGCACTGACCAGCGAAACCAGCGCGGCTGCGAGTGCAAGCGCAGCCAAAGCTAGCGAAAATGCCGCGAGAGAAAGTGAAAAGAACGCAGATAGCCGGGCACAGGATGCGGAAAGCGCAGCTAATGGCGCGAAAGGATATGCAGCCAGTGCACTGGCAGATAAGACAGCGGCGGAAAGTGCGGCCAATACAGCCAAGACCTATGCAGAAACCGCAACCAAGAAAGCAACGGCGGCGGGGGATAGTCAAACTGCGGCCGCTCATAGTGCAAGCAGCGCGAAGGCGTCGGCAGATCATGCCGGCGAAAGCGCTACCATTGCCGCAGACAACGCAGCGACCGCGACCACATGCGCCGCACAGGCGTCGGATGCAAGAGACGCGGCCATTGGCGCGAAAGATGGTATAGAAGCTGCGCAGGCCAATGCCAAGGCAAGCGCTACGGCGGCAGCGAATAGTGCGACTTCCGCGCAGGAGAGTGCGGAAAAGGCCAAAGATTATGCGGCTATAACGAACCCCGTGACATCAGTCAAGGAAGATACGATCCATGGCGGTATCGTCGTCACGAACGCCGCGGGAGACGTGGCGGTCATTCCTCTTATTCCTACCATCACATTGGCCAGCGCAGAAGACATTCGCGCATTATTTAAGGAGGCGTGAAAATGGTAAATCCAAAATTGATTGACACGGACGGCTTGGCCGTATTCAAGGATGAGTGCGACAAGGCGTATTTAGCGAAAGTTACTTTGGCAGCCGTTGCGACTTCCGGAAGCTATACGGACCTTTCAAATAAGCCAACAATTCCAACCGTGCCAAAGGCTTTGAAAAATCCCAATGCCTTAACCTTTACCGGGGCCGTTACAGGAAGCTATGACGGCAGCGCGGCAAAGTCAGTAAACATCCCCGCGGCGCCAGATCTCACACCGTACATGAAAAAGACAGCGGACAGTGACCTTGATATGCAGGATCGCTCCATCCTGATGGGCCCTATAGCGATCACATCAGACGACGGGTTTTCCATCGACGCAGCCGGAGGTTCGATAAATATCTTAGGGGGCGGCATATATTTTAATAAATCCCCTTTAGATACAAGAGCAAACAATCAAAAACTGTATGCACCGCAGGTGTCCCCCACATTTACAGGGACAGTAACAGCTCCTAATGTCACTGTTTCTACTTCTCTCACCATCCCCGGAGGTAAAATATGGATAGCTTAAAAAACGCCATCATACATTGGTTAGGCGGATGTACTGCTGAAGAAAAGCACACCGTCGAACTTCAGCGCGACCGTCTGTATGCAGATCTGAAGGCGAACGAGCAGGAGTTAGCAGAGGTAAATGCAGAATTAGACAAGCTGAAAGCCGT